TATAGCCTTCACCGTAGGTTACTTGGTTCTCGCACGCGGTGTCGTACGCTACGTCAGCGTCTGACATGTACTCAATATGTCGCACGATGCCGTCGAGCACCTCTGCGACCTCGACGTCGGCTTGATCATTAACAGGTATGACCTTGCCGCTTGGCCGGTTCTGGCGCTGCTCGTTAGTCACTTGCCTAACGTGCTGCGGTAGCTTGTTTATCGTCAAACAAGGTCTTGCATTGACTGTTTGGCCTTGCACCGACCCACGCGTTGCCAGCACATCCTGCGGCCATTGCCACTGATTGTCGGGCGAGCCAGCCATAAACCGCAGGTCGTCAAGCTCATCTTCGCGGCTCTCCGAGTACGCGCCGATCGCTTGGCGTAACCGATCGCGCATCAGTTGTAGCGTGTCGCGGTGGTCCTTCTGGTCCGGCCCTCCGCGCGCAGATACTTTACCCGCGCCTTCAATACCTGTAGGGTCTTGCTTAAGCGTTGCCATTACTTTTTCTTCGTCATAGGTTTAGTGCTCGGCCTTTTAGCCGCCGCAGCACGTTGAGTATTGTAAGCAATTGCAACAGCCTGCTTGACAGGTTTGCCTGCGTTAACTTCAGCCTTAATATTTTTACGAAAGGCTTCTTTGCTGGTCGATTTAACAAGGGGCATTATTTTCCTTTCGTTGGTTTTTTGGCAGTCTTTGCCGACTCACGAAAATCTTTAGCTGTTGGCGCGCCTTTAGTGCCAGGTTTCCGCATGGTTTCACCGCTACCCGCAGCTATTCGTTCGCGTTTTGCATGAATTGCAGCATACAAGCCAGGTTTTGTAGCCATGATTAACACTTCCATCGTTTAAGTGATGCCTTAGCGCGCTCGGCGTCGCCTTTAGCGTTTTTAACAACACCTGACATGCGCGCACAAAAAGACGCCTTGCGCCCCTTGTCAGCTTCAGTCTTAGGACTAGGCGCGGGTGCTTTTAGATTACTACCTGTTTCGCGGTTGTATTTCTCACGACCCTTAGCCGTTAGCCCTGCGCCCTTAGACACGGGTAGCTTCTCACCACGCCCAACTGATAGTGATACACCTTTCTTTGCCATCAAGCACCCATCCAAGATGTCGTTACGCCGTTGGCGTTGTACGCACGATTAGTTTGTTTCTCGACATACTGCCTGTGCGCAACCGGAAATGCAAACGTTACAGCTAAGGCGTCGGCAGCGTCTGGCGATGCTAACCCTCTAGCTTTCATTTCCTTTTTGCCTTCGAGGAAAATTGTACCCGACGAATTAGGTTTTATGGTAGGCCCAACTAGATCAGACTTCAGCGCCCTATCGTTAGGTATCGACGCCGTTTTAAGCCAATCCTTCATCGCTCCCCATAGTTCCGCGCGCTTGTTGCCGTACATAATAGGGTTCTTCGCCTTCCAACCAAAGTTCACCCCTCGCACGACCTTGTAGCGCTGCTCGTGCAGCCTATCTAATATACCGTACCCTAGTCCACCCTCATCGAGCACCACGAGCGTTGGTTTGTACTGCTCGATTGCATCGATCACGCGCCCTACGATCGTCATCGTATCCTCGCCATGGTAGCGATGGATCGCCGTCAGGTCACGCCCTTGCCTGACCACGATCACTGTCGAGTCCGCGCCGCCTCGTGCTGGGTCCACACCAATAATGATCGGCGCCGTCTCGTCCTTGTACCGTGGCCGCGCCGCAGCGTCTGCGACGTGCGTGGATGAGATGAACTGATCGTCGCCACTGGATGGAAACTCACCGTACACCTCCACCCGCGCTTGGCTTGAGTCCTCACCATACTCATCAATGATCTGCTTATAGACCTGCTTGTCCGTATCCTCTACCGTCCTTGCGTCTACTTGACGTGTGCGCCAAAAGTCACGCTTGGCGTGGAAGCACTCAAAGAAGTACCCGCTGTTGCGCCGTGGGTTACTGAACGCCAGCCAGTACCTATCTAATATGTTCTCTGTAAAGAACCCCGCCCCCACCGACCATATCGGGTCTGGTATCCCGCTTGCCTCATCAAAGATCAACATCATGCCATCGTGGTTGTGTACCCCCGCGTAGCTGTCAGGGTTCTCTTCCGACCACAACTTACCCTCTGCCGCCCAATAGCGCGTCCCTTTCCTAAGGTCACGCTCCACGATGTCACACAACCACTTCGCCGGTTGCAGCTTGGTCGCGCTGATCTCCCACCAGTGCGCGTTGATGATCATCGTTGACCACTTCGTTAGCTCGCCCCAGGTCACCGAGCGTAGCTGCGCCTCACTATTAGCGCTCACAATGACGCTTGATCCTATCCGTGTCGATAGCATCCACATAATCAACCAACTCACCAGCGCCGACTTACCGATCCCTCGACCTGAACTAACTGCCTCTCGCAGCGTGTCCATGTCCACCTTACCCTTGTTATCTTGTATGTGCGCCTTGATGTCGCGCAGCACCTGCCGCTGCCACATGCGCGGGCCGCCGTACTTCGCCAGCGGCGTGTTCTCCTGCCCCCACGGGAAGGCAAACAATACAAACGCTTCCGGGTCGTCTTTAACTGCGGGGGACCACAACCGCGTCATCAGCAGTTGCTCGTCCTCCGGGCTGTATATCGGCTTTTGCATGAGTTAGCTTTTCACTGTGTGGCGTTACGTCAATCACTTTGCCCTCATCAACGCGCGTCTCCGCTGCTCTGAGCGCGTCAATCACGCTGATGCGCTGGTCTACCTCAATACTGACCGCCTGCTTGGCTACCCAACCATGCGTGTGCTTCAGTATCTCTAGCGCCGCCTTAGCGTCGCCTTGCCGCGCTGCGTTCAACATGTGCTGGCTGTGCTCGCGCTCGCTATCTGCGCGACCTTTGAGTTCGGCAATTTCGGCAAGTTTGTCATGCTGTTTAAGTAGCCGGTACTCTACAGGTAGCAATCCTGCTGCTAACGCCAACGAATCTTCTTTCAATCCTAGATACGCAGCGTCGTATATGCGCTCCAGTACAGCTTCTGTCGCTTCAATCGTACGAACTGTGAGAGGTAGGCTCTTAAACATAGCGTGACAATTTTACCAAGATGACCTAAGCGTCGTTTCAACGCAAGCGTAAGACATTCTAATACTTTTGGCTAGTGGACTTCTAAAAATTTCTTGTGCCGGTGGGCTTTTAAAAAATAAAAAAATTTCTTGTGGACCCTCCGGCTCCAGCCGACCGGTCGGCCGGACCTACCCGGGTGCCTCGCAGTTAGGAGCCAAAATCGATTGGCAATTTGGGTCATGCTCTACACTTTGTAGCGATTGGCAAGTTGGGCAATGCTCTAGACTTTAGGGCAATTGGCAATCTAAGCAATGCTATACACTTTGTAAACATTGGCAATATTGGCAATTGTTCGGACATTGCCAAGATTGCCAATGATTTTGGCTGGCTGCATGCGTTCGGGGGCGGGGAGGGCGAAAAGCCCAAAATCATTGGCAATATTGGCAAAATTGTCATGCTCCTCAAGTTAGCCTAGCCCCACTTAGATAATTCTTTGCAATACAGAATAAATGACAATACTGCCAATAGCCCCACAATTGCCTTGTAAATCAAGCACTTGCCATTGGCAATCATTAGCAATCTAACCCCCGTTTCCTAGGCAATTCACGCCTTTAAACTTGCCAATCTTGCATTTTGCAAAACAATGATTTACGATAAAGGCTCATTCAATACAGTAAAGGACAATCAATCATGAGCAAGATCAAAGTTTTCCCTAATGGCTATGCAACGATAGAGAGGCTATCGCCTTCAGGTATGTATTTAGTCAAATGCTACGTTGGCGCTAATTTGCACGACAAAATGCGCTGCGATGACTATCGCTCAGCGATGGATTACTACAAAGCATTTCAAGCTATTGCAAAAGCTGCCTAATCTCATTCACTACAGTAAAGGACAATCAATCATGAAAATCACAATCGACCACGCAATCATCAAAGCCCTTTTAACCGCCGCGCCGAAGAAGGACATTCGCTTTTATCTGAATGTCATTTGTGTTGACGCGTCAAAAGAAACCGTTGTTTTAGTCGCAACGGATGGGCATATGATGCTTTGTTTCCCCGTCAGCGCTAACGCGATCGAGGATCGCATCGAAGGACAGTTCATCATTGATCGCGTTGATCTTGACGCTATCAAGCCCGCGAAAGCTGGCAAGCATATGTTGCCGCTAGTGATTGAGATCAGCGACAAGGGCTATACCATCTCAGGCGCAACGAAAGCGGTTAACACGCTAGTCGATGGCAAGTTTCCCGACTGGCGCCGTGTCGTGCCTCAAACTATCTCAGGCGAACTGGCGCAGTTCAATCTTGAGCTATTGTCGCGCATTAATGACATTCGCAAAATCTTTGGTCAAGATGAGTACGCAACGACAATCCATCATAACGGGCGCTCATGCGCTCAAGTGACTGGGCTAAAGCATCACGCGCTGCTAATGCTCATGCCCATGCGGAACGATGCAACGCAAGGTGATGCGCCTCTTCCATCATGGGCGCGTATGTAATCAATTCTCGACTTTCTGCGCCTACACAACGTGGGCGCATAGGGGCGCGAATTGTGCCGACAATCAACTACATTAAAGGACAATCAATCATGTCACTGGCAATTCATACCAAGTATATCGGCGCAACCAATACGCGCGGCGCACGTATCAAGGCAACATGCACCATCGATAAAAACACCAAATGGACAGCGAGCGTATCGTTTGAGTACGGCGCTGATTCTGAGACGCGTCACGCGTTAGCTGCTAAAGCGTTACTGGTCAAACACGCGCCAGATCTGCATGATAAGCAATTGTGGGTGTGCGGTAACACGCTCGACAACCTTGGTTACGTGTTCGCCGTTTACCCCACAATCCAACAATGAAAAAGCATGCTCGCGTAAACACGCCCAAAGGCGTGGGCATTGTCGAAGGCATACACGGCGATCAAATTACTGTGCGCTTGATCGATCCACGCTTCCCGCTGCCTGAATGGCTTGTATACCCGCGCAAGCAATTGCGCATCGTGCGCGACAAGAAAACCGTTGAAACGTACGGGGAGGCATTGTACTGATGGACCCAACCAGAACCGCGCATAAGGTCCTCGACATGTACGGCGACCATGCGCTTGTGTTTTGCTCTTACATGGCCGATAAATTCGCCCACGATGGGCTTGGTTACCGCTACTGGTTAGCAGTGGCTCATATTATTGAAGGGATGAGAAATGGATCAACATACGCTTGAAAGCATTACAAGACTCATTGTTTATACACTAGACAATGAAGAAAGCCATTATGAACAAATGATTGATGAACATGGGCATGATTCTGAGCAAGTTCTAAATCACGCCTATACATTGGCTTGGAACCTTGCCACTGAACTGGAGATAACGCTATGAACATGCTCATCGATTGGATAGTCGCGCTTGTGTTCGGCGTTGCGCTCGCCTGCGCCGTTTTCTTCAACCTATAGGGGCGCATATGACCGACGAAAACAAACCCCCTGAATGGCTCGCGCTGTTAGCGCATCAAATCACGCCAGATCGATGGTGCGTGCCCGTTGAAACGATATGGCGCCGCTATGGCTGGCGCCCGCCTTCGACCGAGTGCGCTGAGACCATGCAAAAGCAAAAGGCTTTCCGAACCTGGACATTACCACCATGCTAGCCCTGCTCATTGGTTCAATCGTTGCGTGGATCATCTTCGAAATGCTAGACTTATAACCGGAACTTCTCCCCTCCTCCCCGTGGGTTTGGCCCGACCAAGTGTCGGGCTTTTTTTTATCTCACTAGCGCCATTTTTGACGCAGGCGCAGTATCTTCGACCAAGCGCCTAAGCTCCGATTTGCTTAGTCGATTGGCAAGCTCAGGCGCAGCGAAGACATGCTTCTTTGTCGTATATTCCGCGCTAGCTAACCGACCCACATCGACCCATCCAGCCTCCTTGAGCGCATGCAGTAGCGCAGCTTGGGGAACCTTCACGCCAGTGGGCATACTGCCAAGCAATCGGTCAATAAGCGCATGGAAGGGTGATCCGACTGCGCCCTTAGCAAATTCGCCTTGACGGCGGCGCATCATGTCCACAAGCCAGCTTTCTGCGGTCGACATCGAGTGCTCGATCAAGTTAGACTTAAATTCAGTCCAAGCAGGCGTAGCGGCAGGATTAAACGCGCTAACGTCACGCTGATAGAGCCATGCCGCTATGGCGACAAATCCATGTGATTTGTACCAGTCCCACAAGCGCCGCGCGTCCTCATCGCGCATGCGAGGCGCACGCGACCAGATGCAAAACCAGCGCCTATCCTGCGAGTCAAGCGATATGGGCAGCGGGTCATTGGTAAACGACAACACGAACAGCCGATTAAGCATGTCATAGGGGTGTAATCCCTTGCGATTGATGGGGAGCATCTCTGGAGGCGCAGCGATGATAGGCTTGAGTTTATTCGCCAGCGCGCGACGCGCAGCCGCCTCAGGCTCTTTTAACTCATTAATAATCAACACTTCCGACTCAAGTTGATAACCCCACTGCGACGACAGCGAGTCGTTATCAAGCAGACCGCGATTCTTTAGTCCTGGCCCGCACACGGCCCAAAGAAAAGGCGCCCACATAGTGTCCTTACCGCAGCCTTGATCGCCGCCATGCAGCACGGCGTGGTTGATCTTGACCTCGGGGTGCTGCAACTTATATGCCATGACGTTAAACAAATGCTCGCGCTCGCTAGGCTCAGGCACAAGGCGCTCGCAGTGCTCAAGCCAAGGCGTTATATCGCCAACGAAGTCCTTCTCGACAGCAGGACGCGCGTCGCGCCAACGGTTACCATACACGTCGCCATCACGCGCAACGAGCAGGCTCTCGCCCGCAGCGTAGGTGATGCCCACCAAGGTGCGCGCGCCCATCGCCTGACGCTGCTCGTCATACGCTGTAGCTGCCTCGACCTTACGCTTACTGTTAATCGATATGCAATTCACATGGCGATAAAGCGCATTGAATACGTAGCGCGGCACCTCGCGCCGATCTTGCATGTCAAAAAACGAGTCATCGGACAAGATGTACGCAAAGCGTTCAAACCAGCCCTTCATCTCCACGCGACCAAGCTCTTTACGCTCGACTTCCTCGATGACTTTCTTGGCGTCGTCACTAAAAAAATTCGATGGCTCGATCTTGTTAAGGGTCGATTGCATGGTGACCGCAAGCAGATCATCGCGCAAGCCAAGCGCGTGCTCGGGGCCGCCCTGCTCGGCAACCCACGATAAGAACGTTTTAGAGTCAAGATCGACGCAGTGCGAGTGCAGGCAGCAGTACGCGCGCAAGGCAGGCTTGTAACGCCCCTCTGGGTTGCCGTCGGTGTGCGCGGCATGGTTCGGGCAGATCACGCCAGCCCAGCCCTCAGGGTTAGGTTTAGACAGCACCAGACCCTGCGCGGCAAGCCACGCGAAGACGTCATCATCGCCCGTGTCGACGATCTTGATCGGGCTCGGGCCTGCGCTATCAGCCTCAGCAGGCGTAACGCCCATCGCCTCGCAAAGCTGCGCGAGCGTGAACAGTCGATCAGGGTGGAACTCGATAAGTTGCGCGGCAAACTTATTACGACCTGGCTTTAGATTGACCGACCCTGGCAGACGAAAGTTACGCACGGCGTTGGTCGCGCCTGGGTCGGTGTAGCCTGCGTTGGCGATTGCTTTAATGGCCGCGCTGAACTCACCCTTGGTGGGTTGATCATCGCCAAAGGCGTAGCCCCACTGATACGACCCTGGCGAGGTTTCCATCACCCACGTCGGCGCAAGCGATGGCGCCTTCGACTTAGTGCCCACGTCATCAAGCACGAGCACCAGACAATACTCGCAGTTAGCCGCCGACGCTGAGACGTGCTCACCGAAACGATCGACGATAAACGACGCCGTGTTGCCGTACCACGCCTGATCGGCCTTGATCTTGGCGTCTTTGGGTAGATAAGCAGGCCACGTACACTTGATCGCGCCATCAGCGTGGAATTGCAACTGACCGTCTTTCAATTGCGGCTTTTGCCGCACCAACAACGCTGTCTCACCCTCAGGCGCAAGCGACATTAAAAAGTGAATAAAGGTTTTATTCATGTCATCCTCTTAAATGCTGCAATAGCCGCACTCTTCATTTGTTAATTCGCGTACATCATTGCCCGCAAGAAAATCTCTCACATTCCAAACTCGATGCACTTTGATAAACTTTCTAGGGTTTTTCTCTTCTTTCCAGCGTTCTTCTAGGGCAATCATAGATTTAATATGTGATCTTCCTGTTTGATCATTTGCCGCTAATTGCCACTCACTTTTCCTTGCAAGCAAGCATGGATAACATCCAACACGGTTGTGACCGCTACCATAAAGAGCATTTACCGGCGATCCTTCACGGGCAAGATGGGCAAACACCTCTTCAGTACTCCAACTTACAATTGGTAGTTTGGTAGGGATTGCTCCTATACTTTCGCGCAACTTCTTGGTTGATCCGTAGAACAGGCCGATGTCAGCTAGGCAGATGTCGTCATCCATTGTGATCTCGCCGTATTTTTTGGTGCGATCACGGCTTTCATCTGAACGCATACCAAACCAGATTTCTGCGTTTTCCTTGTTAAAACCTTTGTCTTGCAGCCATTTTGCAAACGGGCGTTGCTTAAGTTTTTCCGTACAGCCACGGGCTGCACTGTTAGGGAAGTAGCCAGAACGTTCAAGAAATGGCAACATACCCTCGCTAATCGTATGCTCAATCGTGACCCCGTAAAACTTCTCCATTGCTTCGAGCTGTTTATACGTTGCCGGATGATCAAATCCAGTGTTCTGATGGACGCAAACCAAGTCGCGGCCTGTCATCTTTACAAGTGACAGCACGACCTGAGAATCCTTACCGCCACTAACGGGAACCACTATAATCTTCATTTTCCATACCTCGTCATTGTTGAAACTTCAGCATCTAAAGGTAACCCCTGCGCCCATGCTGGCGGTGTACACATCACGCGATGCAACGCCTGCGCAGCTTCTTCCGCTTGCGACGCTGGCACCTCAAGCACAATCTCATCATGGACATGCAGCACCACATCAGTCAGTTGGCGCAGCGACGCGCGCAGAATGTCGTTAGCCGCAGCCTGGCAGATATTCTCTGCTGCCAAGCCCTTCCATAACCGCGCTCTAGGCCACTCCTTAGCGTCAGCAGCAGGCTTCCATGACGCCTTGGCATAGGACACGCCATCATCCTCTAGCCGCGCGTAGGGGTAGCATAGGATGCGCCCTGACGGCAGCGCGTACCAGAGATGCTGACCGTCAAAATAGTACGTCACACGGCCAGCCTTAAACTCAGACTTTGGGTTCCTCATCGCGCGCATGTACGACGTCTCAAGCGCCTGCCAGTAATGCACAGCCCACGGGTTAGCGCGTCGCCACGCCTCCACCATGCGCCTGCTGTCAGCCTCCGGTAGGTTAACGCCATAGATGCGCCCCATCGATGCGAACGCCCCCACACCACCACCGTACCCGCACGCCAACTCTTGGACCTTGCCGATCTGGCGTTGCTCTTTATCGATCGCATCCACCGGCACGTTAAACGTCCGGCTGGCGTTGTGTTTGTAAATGTCTGCGCCCGTGCGAAACAAATCTAACTTAGCTTCCGAGGTAGCGTGCGCTGACAGCCACGGGTTCATGCGCGCCTCGATCGCCGCCCAATCAGCGACAATCAGCACATGCTCAGGCGCAGGTGTCAGCGCAGGGCGCAGCATCCCCTTAAGCACGTCCGTGACGCGTCGCCCGTAGGTCGGCACGATCTTATGACCACGCACCATCGCAGTACGGACAGCTTCAGGATCGTCAGCACACTTGCGCGTAAAGTTATGCACCTGCGCGCCGTAGGACGACGCTCGGCCAGTGGCCGACCCACCGGCAAACACAAACGCACCGCGCACCCGATGATCCTCATCGTCAGCAAGCGCAGCCAAGCGGCTGAACTTCGCCACGCTCGACGCCCATAGGTCGTCAGCGCATTGGATGACTTCGGCCACATCAGGCGGCACTTGCTCAGGATCGTCCATCGCAAGCAAGTTAGCCCGCACGGTCTTATCGATCGAATACTTCTTCTCACCGTCCTTATGTGACGCCATCAGAGCCAACGCCTGCGGTCCTACGCGGTCCATGACCCACTGCTTCATCTTAGGACTGCGCACGCTCGCAATGGCGCCCTGCGTCACGTCGGCAACGATCTGCTCGATCTCGATGAGTTCATCGCTTGCGTACTGCACCGCTGCCTTGCACAGCGCCACATCGACCAGCACGCCACGATCGTTGATGCGCTCATTCACGTGGTAGTCAGCAAGCTCTTCAGCCGATAGATCGCGCATGGCCTTAGAGATAGCGCGCATGGCGCGAACGTCTTGCTCACAGTAAGACACTAACTCAGCAAACAGCGCCTCATCGCGGTAAAAATTGCCGTCTGCCTGCGGCAAGCATAGGCGCCTGATCAGTTGCGATCCACGGTAGTCTTTACGCATGTCGACGCTTGCAAACCGTCCTACGTCTTCAAGCGAACCAGGCGCACAGTTAGCCCGTGCTTGGGTAGCCGTGCAGTAGAACTGCTCAAGGTCGTAGTTGATGTGCAGCACGTACCAAAAGATCAGACGCTCAAACGCTGCGTTATGCGCGCGTATCTGGCCGGTGTGCTGGCGCACGCGCTTAGGAAACGGTAGCTCAGGCGTCCACGTCACAACGTCCTCATCATTGAACGCGTAGGACATGCACAGCACGTCCGTACTTGCGTCTTGCGCGTAGTTGTAAACACCCTTGGTCGTCAGGTCACAGCGGCTGAGTGTCTCGAAATCCACCCATAAGATGCTCATCTACTGACCCAGCGTCGGTTCAGCATTTTGTGCAGCCAGCACAACAAGCTCCGAAGCGGCACGTCTGATGCGCATCGCACACTCAAGCGCACCAACCGAATCACACATGTCGCATAGATTCTTGTATTCCTTGATAAGGTGCGCAATCGTTTCATAGGGATGATCCATTTATCTCTCCAGAAAGAAAAAGGCCACAGTATCGCTACCGTGGCCTTCCAAGCAAATTAGGCTACGCGACGGCGACGACGTGGTGCATCTTCAGCGGCAGCAGTGGCCTCTTCAGGTGCATCAACCTCATCAGTTTTGCCTTCCATGCTCACCCACTCGACGATCTCGAACACCGGCGTAAAAATCTTGCCGTACGATTTATGAGTGTAGTGATCTTTCTTGAGTTTCACCACCGGCACAGGCTTGCTTTGATCCTTCTCAACCTGCGCGGCGATCGCTACAGCGAGCGTTTGTACGCTGCGCCTGCCACCGACTGACGTGGTGGTGTAGCGCGCTTCCATGCCCTCATCGTCGCCCGTAAGACATTTGAGCGACATGCCAACTTGAGCTTCCCAGCCCTTCTTGGCGCCTGGTGGGGCGACGTTGGTTTCAGGCAGTGGTTGCGATACGGATACCATCTTCTCGGCTAACACCTCACCGTCACCCCACGCAATATAGCCGTGGACGAACGAGAAAGGGTTGACTGCCCACGTTGAACCATCCTCGACTTCAGTCTGGTCAGCGCCGAACACCCAATGGCCGGTCTTATCCATCTTAAGAATGACGACGCCTGCTGCACCGACGTCCTTCTCAAGCGCACGCAGTGCGGTCGTAAGACTTGTTACGGAGGGAAGATTTGCTGTACTGAACGTTACTAAATTAGACATCACGATTTCCTTTACTGGAGTTTAGATAGGGCAGCGGTTAAGTGCATACCCACGTTAAGCACGGCAGGCCGAGGATCGCTCTCCGGCGCCAACGTGCTGCCGCTCGACACAGCCACGACAAGATCATCGGGCAGTGCTAGCTTGCTCTTTTTTAGCACCTTCTCAGCTTGAGCAGGGCTAATTAATTCCTTCTTATACAACTCATTCTGACTGACGCCAAGACCTGCAAGCGCAGCAGACGCTTTAGACTCATCGGCCCACTGACGCGTCGCGCGCTTACTTACTAATTTATACCCAGGCACTGGCATGTCTTTCTCAAGGCGCTCAAACGCTAACTTACGCGCATCACTAATGAACGACTCTAGCTTATCAGCCAGATCAAGCGCACGGCCTAAGTCTTCAGGTGCAAGCGCATCGAGTTTTAAATGCACCACGCGATCGATCTTGCCGGTCATCTCGGGGCATATTGGTTTGGCCGTACACCAGCGGCACCAATCGCCGATCTCAAGCGGCGCGTTGGGTTTGGTAGCGAGCGTTACAGCGGTTTGCAGTTCTGCTTGAAAGGCAGCAACACGCTCAAACGTCGTCACCCAGCGCCGCATCGCGGGCGGCTGTACGATGATGATCTCAATCTCCTTAGCGCCGTCAAAAGCCCAAGCAAACTCGCTGTTGCTCATCGCAGCGGCAGCGTAGAACAACCCTTGATAGTTTTCCATAGCGTCAACGATCACGCCATCGCCAAATTTCCAATCAAGAATGATCACGCGATCATCAACGCGTCCGATCAGATCAACGTTACCGAAGACGCCCTCAAGACCTTTAACGTTTTCAAACCCAACGTGCTTTTCCTGCACAAACGTCATGGTCTGATCAGGATCGATTTGATCAAGCGCAGTAATACAAAAGTATAACTTCTCGATTTGTTCGTCAGTCAGGTTGTGCTGCACGGCCACGTCATCAACGATCGCGTCGGTAAGCAGTTCTTCCATGCAGGCGTGCAGCAGCGTACCCTCTGCGGCGTACTTGCTTTCAACCTGCGGTGGCATTTGCTGCACGAGCACCACGCTGCCAGGGCAGTTGATGACGCGCTTGGCGGTCGAGCCGCCGACAATGTTACTGTGCCTCATCGTTGGCCTCAACTTTGATGAAGGTAAAGTCTTTGTTGTAACTGTAGCCACCTTCAGACACAGTATTGAACGCGTCGCCAAACTTGGCCTGCGCCCACTCCAACAAGATTTTCTTGGCTTCGTCCATCGTAATTTTAAGTTCCATTTGACTGTCCTTGAGTTGATTGAGGCTTCACTGTAGCACATCTAATAAACTTGTCAAATAGTTTTTGACAGGGTATGATGCGGCCATGCTAGAAAAAAATATTGAAGCGCACCTCGTCAAGCGCGTTAAAGAGATTGGCGGCATTGCTTACAAGTTTGTAAGCCCTGCTCACCGTGGCGTTGCTGACCGCGTCGTCTGCCTGCCTAACGGTGTCGTATGGTTTGTTGAGTTGAAGGCGCCTGGTGGCCGTCTGTCGCCGCTCCAGAAGGTGTTTGAAGACGACATGGCACGCCTTAGGCAGCGCTACGTCTGTCTATGGTCTAAAGAACAAGTTGACGCGTGGGTTAATGAACTATGAAACTGCGCCCTTACCAAGATGAAGCGGTTGACTTTCTGTTTGAGAACGATCGCGCCATGGTGCTAGCGCCCGTAGGGGCTGGCAAGACTGCGATCACGCTCAAGGCCATGGAAGGTATGATCCTTGAAGGCTACGTCACGCGTTGGCTTGTCATCGCACCGCTGCGTGTGGCGCGCGACGTATGGCCCATTGAGCAAATGAAATGGTCGTCAGGTCTGGCGCTCGCCACAGCTACAGGATCGCCTGCTCATCGCATAGCCGCGCTACAGAGCGACGCTGATATTGTTGTGACGAACTACGACAACCTTCAGTGGCTTGCAGCGCAACCATTAGATGCGTTTGACGGGATTGTGTTTGACGAACTAACCAAGCTAAAAAACCCATCAGGCGCACGCTTTAAAGCGCTCCATAAGATCATCGATCGGTTCACGATCCGTTGGGGGCTGACCGGCAGCTTCACGAGCAACGGTCTTGAAGACGTCTTCGGCCAGTGCAAGATCATCGATCAAAAATTGCTGGGGCGCAGCAAGGGCGCGTTTATGCAGCAATACTTTAGTCTTAATACTTATGCTGGGTTTGACGATTGGACGCCGCTGCCTGGCGCGCTAACGCGCGTCATGGAGCGCATCAAGCCTGCTACTTTCGTATTAGAACCTGGTGTCTATAAGAACAAGCTGCCGCCGTGCCATACGGTGGAGTTGCGCGTGGACATGCAAACGCGCGAGCCGTACGAGACGATGAAGCGCGACTTTGTTGTGCAGTTTGACAACGCGCAAGCGATTGCACAGAACGCTGCGGTGGTCACGCAGAAGTTGCAACAAATGTCGTCTGGGTTCGTCTACTCACCTGAGCCAGTTTGGTTTAGCACTCATAAGTTTGATGCGCTTGATGAGTTGATCGAAGAGAATCAACGCGCCAACACGATCATTGTTTATCAATACAAGGAAGAACTCAGTGAACTTAAACGACGATACAAGCATCTTGCCAGCTTGGACGACCCTGACGCCATTGGACGATGGAACGCTGGCAACATTCCGCTTATGGCGGTGCATCCAAAATCCGCCGGTCATGGCCTTAACTTGCAGTTCGG